TTTTTTTATTTAGTTACTTTTTGTATACACTTTTTGTGTACGCTAGAGGCTTTCCTTCATTTACTTTTTTGTGTACGCCAGAGGCTCCCATAAAAGTATTCACCATAGCCCACCCCTCCCCCCTATGTGAGTACTCACTCCGGAGTTACTGACCAAGCGGTCATTAGAGGCCAGGTTAGTAAGTGCTCACTTTAGAGTCTGCACTCTAAAGTTAGTGTCTGCTCACTTATGCACAACTTTGCATATGTTAGTGCTTACTTCGTAGTATGCATTATAGTGCAGGTGAGTGGGGCGGTGATGGTGCCTCTGAAGGGTACTCTGAAGACCCTAAGTTATCCACAAGATAGTCACACTTGTGGACAACTATACTCTGGAGGGTATCACTTATCCACAGGTTATAGTCTTATATAAGACCTGGAGTTGTGGACAACTAGCACTAGTGGTGTGGACAACTATTTTTGATACCTAGGTAGCCAAAACTGAAATAAACGCTCTGAGAGGCTTTAAAGCGGTCGAATGTAAAGTTATGTAAAGACAGGCAAACCTAGGGTTTTCCCTAATGCACAAGGTCTCAACTGGTGGCATACTAGAGGCAATGGTTAAGCAATACCGCAGAACCAGAATTTGTGAAGGACACACACTATGACACGCAACCTGACCTGGAACGCCGCTCTTACAGTCTCGGTAGAGGGCAAAGTTCAACACCTAGGCGCTACTGTACAGGCTCCGGATCGCAACACGGCAGACATCTTTGTGCAGGCTAAAGCCGCTACAGAGGGAATGAAAATCATCTCCCTGAATATTGTCCCTGCGTTTTAAGGGTAAACACCTATGGCGGGCTTTCAAAGCCTGCTTACAATGAAACCATCACACACACCGGAGAATCACATTATGTCAAAGCGTTACTACACTCGCACAATACTCTCTCACAACCTGCCTCAGATAACGGAGTTGGAGGAAAAGACAGCTAATTTGTGGTTATCACAAGGCACAATCACTATCACAAGCACGGGTTCAGAGAATACCTACTATGTCAACGAATTTGGTATGGAGTTTTTCTGTAAGAATTATCCACAATAATCATCACACACTGGAGTACTTATGAAAACCTTTGCTCACCAGTTAATCGCCGCAGTGTTCTTCGCCGCCTGTATCTTTGTTCCTTTCTTTCTCTGGAGTATGTAATCATGTCAGGTTTTAATCATTCGCATATGTTTGAGGTTATCGAATTAAAACGTTGGGTCTGTGACGATGGTCGCACAGCGTCTGTCTATGGGTCTTGTCCTTGGTTGTCTGATGATGAGCGCAAGCATTGGACAATGCAAATTGTAGGTTTTACTGTCCGTCACCTGAAAACAGGCATTGTAGGCATTGGGCGTCAACCCTGGCAAACTCGCCAGGATGCCGAAGACTGGTTGTATGGTCGGTAAACTGTAAAGTCTCACTACAATGCTCTAATGGGGCATTGTGGGGTGATTTTGCCCTCATGTTAAGGATCAACAAAATGATAACAGCAGTCACTTTTTCCTCATTCATTGACGATTTCCGTGCCATGGATCGTTACGATCAATTCGGTTATAAAGCCCTGCGGGTGATCTTTGATTACTTGGAAGAATACGAAGAAAGCACGGGGGAAGAGATTGAATTTGACGTTATTGCTATCTGCTGCGACTATGCTAGTCAGAACTTTGAAGATATTGCATCCGACTACGGCATCGAATTGGATAAAGAACTGGACGAAGATGATCAAAAACAACAGGTGCTGGATTACCTAAACGATCATACTGTTGTCCTGGGTGAAACCGATTGTGAGATTGTCTACCAACAATTTTAAGGATTTAAACCATGAATGTACCATTAAAGCCCGACAATCGCTGGCCGTTTCCATCTGAACCTATAAAGCCGGACAATAAACCCATTCCTTTTAATCCTGATAACTTTGAGGATGCGCCATTATGACCACTATTGAAGCCACTGGAGCATATGCAACTATCCTATTTCATGACGATAAGACGCTCATGGAGGGTCTTTATTTTCACTTTGGGGATATGCCTGAGGATGATATAAACGATGATGATGTGTTTTTCTATGCTGAGGGAGAGCATGAAATGCAGGACATGATGAAAAACGGAGCTTTAGACTTTAAGGTGTTATCTTATGAGTTGCACTATGCTTAAATACGTAACTGCCTATGACTACTACCCTATGCAAGAGAGGGAATGCATAGAATACCTCATGCGTCAATATCATTGGTGCAGAGATGAAGCAATGGAGTATTTTTACTATGACCCCTTCTGTTCTGAAGTTTGGGATAACTTTAAGGAGCCATTATGACCACCGAAGATGAATACCTATTCAAGCATGAGTTTTGCAGTGATGATCTCAAATGCATCTTTGAGCATGGACTAAACCGCTATGGTGACAAATACACCGATCTAATAGCGGTTTACCTGGGTGAGACTGACATTCAAGGCTTATTATCCGAGGAGGTGATAAATCGTATCTGTCAGGCTTATGAAGACTACAATTACGCTCTGAGGGACTTTTATGCTTAATCGAATCAATAAACTGATGGACTTCTGTGCGCCTTTGGTGCTTTGTGTCTGTTCTTTGGTACTTGGATGGTGCATCCATGAACTCCAGGACAGGCTAGAGCACTCCAGTGCAGAGAATCTTTGTTTCAGCAGGGGGCACGTTGATGCTTACCTGTCTAAGATCGGAGAGGGGGAATTTGTATGCTTTAAAGAGGATTTGAACAGGAAACGTATCACTAAGAGTGCCTTAGTGCTGTCAGAATAGCCCTAGAAGGGCTTTAAACGGGCATTAGAGCGTTTATTTTAGGAAATACATAGCAGGGTAGCTTCAACACTAAAGAAAGGCTTAAAACCATGATTTCAGAGATTGACATTAACGACTGGGTGATCTACCCAGAACAGGCTTTAGACAAGGTCAAAGAAGGTGAAGACTTCCTGTACAGAGGGATTCATTGTTGGATGAGGAAGAGAGGATTTTTCTCTCATGGTGTTATTGACGCCAATGGGGTAGAATTTGAGTTAGACTTTTACACCTTGGTGAATCCAATCAAGCGGAAGGATTGAATCATGCACTGTCGGGCCTGTGACACAATGTTGAGTGATTTCGAATCTACTCGCAGGAATGCGAATACATTCGAGTTTGTAGACCTTTGCAATTCTTGTTTCAAGGAGGTGAAGCACATCATTCCCGTGATAGAACGTAAAGACTTGGTCACCAGTGTGGACATTGATGACGATCTGGACACTGAAAGCCAATTCGAGGACTATATAGAACTTAAAAGTAATAAATACGTTAATGATATAGAATAAATTATATTTTATATCATTAAAGGAATACATACTTTAAAGTATACTATATAGTAGAGCAACATTCATGCCAAAATTGACACAAAGAAAGGATTGTCTTATGACAGACGAAGAATTGACACAAATGCTTGAAGAATCATGGTATTTTTCAGTTATTGAAGATATTGTCAAACTATTTGAAGCATACGGTAAGGATAATGTCTTAACCGATGTTGCCAATCGTTTGATTGAAATTGAAAGCCAGGGGAAACAATGATTTTGTCTCTGTTTGTTTTTGTCTTAACCATCATAAAGGTGTCACTTAAGTGACAATTAAGCCATGAAAATCATCATTGAGTACAATTTACCAGAGGAAGCGTTCCTGTTCTCTTGTGCTGAGCAATCGGTGCATAATAGAATGCTTCTAGAATCGATTAAAACCACCCTAGAAGCTCACGATAAGCACTCGGTAGTACCGGAGGTAGTGGTGCAGGAAATAAAGGCTCAAATGAGGGGTTTTAAATGAAAGCCTACAAGGTTACAGGAAAGCTCGGAGATATTTGCTCTTTCGTTGGCGGTAACGAGGTCAAGAAAGGGGACACGGTTTATTTTCACTCTGAAAGCGACCTGAAGCAACAATGTGTCGCCGAACCGCAAGAAAAACAACGTGAATGGGTTGGACTCACCGATGCTGAGATCGAAGAGTTTGATTATTACGCTCGTGATCTTGTAATGGACATTGAAAAAGCATTGAAGGAAAGAAACAATGTTGCATGAGACAACCTCAGAGTTCGTAAGGCACATCGCCTGTGAGCATTGTCGCAGCTCTGACGCTAATGCTCTCTACACTGATGGACATACCTACTGTTTCGCTTGTGGGACAATAGAGTCTGAATCCTCTCATGAGGATAGAGAACGATGGAAAGAAGCAATTAACCGAGCAAATGCTATGAAAACTGAAGGCGAAGTAAAACCAATCCCTGACCGAGGAATAACCAGGGAAACCTGTGAGTACTACAAGGTCACTCAGACCGGACAGAAGCATATTTATCCATACACTGACGAATCTGGAGCTTACATAGCCTCCAAGGTGCGTACAGTGGCAAATAAGAGCTTCTCGGTGGAAGGACAATGGGGCAAGGCTACCTTGTTTGGACAATCCCTGTTCCACAAGGGAGGCAAGTATGTGACCGTTGTAGAGGGAGAGCTAGACGCACTAGCGGCCTTCCAGATGCTTGGGAGCAAGTGGCCTGTGGTATCCATCAGGAATGGCGCACAAGCTGCTCTGAAGGACTGTAAGGCTAACTTTGAATGGTTGGATTCATTTGAGAACGTGGTTGTGTGCTTTGATGCTGATGAGCCAGGGAAGAAAGCCTCGGAAGAGGTTGCTGAACTGTTCGGTTCCAAAGCCAAGATTGTTAAACACCTTAAACAGTGTAAGGATGCCTGTGATTACCTCATTAAAGGCGAGACTCCTGCGTTTGTTAACGCTTGGTGGAAAGCTGAAACCTATGTCCCTGACGGAATTATTGCTGCCAGCTCATTATGGGAAGAAGTAAGCACACCAGAGAAGGCAGCAGAGGCTCTGTATCCCTTCAAGGGACTGAATAGCCTCTTGTATGGCCTTCGTCCGGCTGAGCTCATTACAGTCACCGCAGGCTCTGGCTTGGGTAAGAGCCAGTTCTTGCGAGAGATCCTTTTTAACATTCTGAACACCACGAAGTGGAACATTGGTGGAATGTTCTTGGAGGAGTCAGTGCGTAAGACTGCCAGAAGCATTATGAGCTTGAAGGCTAACAAACTGTTACACCTACCAGATACCAAAGTCTCTAACGAGGAACTCAAAGATGCTTTCGACCATACTCTTGGCACTAACAGGATTTTTCTGTTTGACCATTTCGGTAGTACTTCTGCTGATAATATTATCAATCGCATCCGGTACATGGCTAAGGCTTGTGATTGTCGCATCGTGTTTCTTGACCACTTATCTATTATCATCTCTGGTCAAGATGCTGGAGATGAACGCAAAGCCATTGATGTGTTGATGACTCGCTTGCGTACACTTGTGCAAGAGCTAGAGATCACGCTGATTGTTGTGTCTCACCTCAAGCGTCCTAGTGGCAATCAAGGACATGAAGATGGGCAGGCAGTCTCTCTGAGCCAACTGCGAGGCTCTGGTGCTATCGCTCAGCTCTCAGACGCTGTGATTACCCTTGAGAGGAACTCCATGAGCGCTGATGCAGTCGAGAGGCATACAACCAAGGTAGCGGTTGCAAAGAATCGTTATAGCGGTCTTACTGGCCCTGCCTGTGACCTGCGCTACGATGTGGATAGTGGTAGAATGTTTGAAGTAACTATGGAGGAACTATGAAGACTATCATTCATGTTAATCAGCATAACGTAAAAGCAAACACCAAGAATGGGACAGATCTGCCTGTTCTTACAGTTAAGACTTACAAAAGTAACGACTATGCACACGAAGTTAAGATTCATGGGCCTTCTGAGCTTGTTTATAGCAAGGATAAGCCTTTGTCTTGCGGCGCTCGTGTTTGGATTCAAACTCAATCAGAAGTGGAGATTGTCAAATGAAACAGTCCGATGGAGGTAAAGGAAGCTCTCCTCGTCCCTTTAGTGTGTCTAACGAGGAATACGCTAAGCGTTGGGAGGCTATCTTTGGTAAAGATCAAGTAGACAAGATCATTGAGGATGCTGAGAAGTATCTTGAGAAGGTCAAGGAAAAGAAAGATGATTGAGCACGTCATTGTGGGAGCCACAGGAGTGGGTTACGCTATTGTGGGGGCATTGAGATTCTACAAAGGTGACTACGACAATGGACTTGTGTGGACAGGCTACGCCTTAGCACAGATTGGACTTTGGAGGCTTATCAAATGATTGACCTAGACACCTTAGTTCATCGAATGATGGACATTGAATCCAAGTATTATGAGTTACAATCGAAGTACCAGACACTTATTCACCAATATGAGCAACTGAAAGCCTCGCATGAGAATTGCCCTGGACATAGAAACGAACTTGGCACACGATACGATCCATTTGTGCGTAACCAAAAATATTGACACAGGAGATACCAGAGTATGGAAAGAAGCAAGCG